AGAGATATAGGTTCCTTCGTGATACCTATAGCGACGAAGAGTTAATCGAAAAGTCTTTACAGACATTTCGCGAGACTCAGGGTCGGATCGCAAATATAGACTTGGACGCGTTGCCAATAAGTACGCAACGCGTTCTCGATCTAGCTGCGATTTACATTGCCGATACTCTCGGTGTGTACAGCGATGAAGAACATCGACTTCTCTGTAGATTTGGAAGGAAGGCCTCGGTGGGTGTGCCGGCACGTATGGCTTGTGAAGCCGCGCGCTGGGAATTACCTATTTCCGGGTCCCGTGAACAAATCTCCTGGTTTGACTCAGAAATGAGTCAAGTCGCTTGCGTTCAAGAATATTTTTGCAAGCAATTAGACAGTGATCCCAATAAAGGATCCATCTACAAGGAGACCGATTCCCTGAAACTGACCTTAGTCCCAAAAACGTTTAAATCTTTTCGTTCTATCATGCCCAATACAACCATTGGCTCGTACATGAGCTTTGGGTTGGGTGAGATGATCAGGAAACGATTACGACGGAAAGGCTACGACATCCGTAGGCTCCAGGAGGAGCACCGGATTCTAGCGCGTCATGCTAGTAAGCACGGTAAGTGCGCTACAGCTGACCTGTCAAGCGCTTCAGATTCTATATCTGTTGCACTTGTTGAACGACTTTTCCCTCAAGATTGGTTTGAAGTACTTCGCCAATCGAGAATCGGAACTGTCAATCTCCCCGATGGTACCGTTGTAGAAAGTGAAACTTTCTGCACAATGGGAATCGGGTACACTTTTCCGCTCCAAACGTTAGTATTCTTGGCGCTTCTTAAGGCTATTGAACAGGTCAAGTATGGCCGGGTCAATAGAATGACTATCTCAGTATACGGTGACGATATGATTTATGTTACCGATATGCATGAGGCAGTTGTTACCCATTTTGAAGCGATTGGCTTTGTGATTAATCTTGATAAGACCTATCACACTGGCAATTTCCGAGAATCCTGTGGTGGTGATTACTACCACGGTGTGGACGTACGCCCTTTCCAACCCAGGAACGGGTCGGCAACCGTGAGCCGCAAGGTTTACGAGGCTATACTCTATAAGCACATTAACGGTTTGTTGATGCGCTGGTCAGAGTACGAGATTGAGTGTACTTTACAGTACCTCGTAGCCGAGGTTGAGTCCCTGGTTTGCCACTGCAAAGTGGTTCCATACGACTACCCCGATGACGCTGGTATTAAAGTTTCACTCCCTCTCACTTTCGATTTCCTGAAAGTGTCGCAGATTGCGAAGCCAATATCGATAGGACATGGCGTTTATCGCTTCTCGTGTCTCAGGCTAGTGCCTGACAAACGAAAGGAGACGCGTCATGAGCCCTATCTTTGGTTCGTCCTGCGAGGAACTGACCCTGATCTGTATAATCCAGATTATGGATCAATTCTTAGAGGCCCTGCTGCTAGTTTTCACCCTTTAGACATTGATGTACTTTTAGGGGTGCAGCAGGTGGTTAACCCTCTCATAACTGAGACGGTTAAACCGATCTCGACGTTCCGGAGCAAATTATCCGGACGTCGCCTACGCCGTCAAGCAACCTACGTGGTCGCAAACCACGCAGGTGCGTACAGGCGTCAGACAGGTGTTTCTACATTTAGG